TGTAGCAGAGCGCAACCAGATCATTGCAGAAATGAAAGAAGCCTACGCAGGCTACTTCAACAACTAACCTATGGAACTCGTTAACAGGGCGCAAGCCAAAGAGCGGGGACAGTCCTCGTACTACACTGGTAAGCCCTGTAAACATGGGCACATCGCCAAACGGTGGACACTAGACGGGACATGCTCCGAATGTAAGGCCCTCAGAAATAAAGACTGGTGGGACAACAACAAAGAGCGTGGACGAGAGCTTGTCTACAAGTGGCGCAACGACAACCTTGAGAAGCATCGAGAGATGACAAACAAGGCCGTCAAAGACTGGAACCAAAAAAATCCAGGAAAGCGGAACAGCTACACAGCTAATCGGAGAGCGAAAATCATAGACGCTACTCCTGCTTGGGCTGACACTTCCGCTATAAAAGACCTGTATGCCCGAGCATCTGAACAAGGGATGCAGGTTGATCACATCGTCCCTCTTAATAACCCAAATGTATGTGGATTACACACTGAAGCAAACCTCCAGTTGCTAAGCCCACTAGAAAACCGCATTAAGAGTAATTCATTCAAGGAAGAATATGTCGAAGCCTAAGGCTCAACGTTACACAACTCCAGCAGGTATTGCACAGTATCCATATCTGACAAAGCCAGATACTAAATTCAACAGTGATGGCGAGTACAAGATCTCTGTAGAGATCCCCGGAGCAGCAGCTCAGGACATCGTCACCTTTTTGGATGAGCAGTTCGCAGTCTCTGTGGCCAAGGCCAAGAAGGAAAACCCAGGCAAGAAGATCAAGGAAGGCGACGTACCCTACTCAGTCAATGACGACACGGGTGCTGTCACTGTCCGCTTCAAGCTGAAGGCCAAGGTCACCCCCAAGATGGGCGACCCCTTCGAGCAGCGCCCAGCTCTCTTTGATGCCAAGGGTAAGCCCATTGGTGCCGATGCCAAGATTGGTGGCGGCTCCAAGGTCAAGGTGGCCTACGAGTTGGTCCCCTACTACACCGCCATCGCTGGTGCAGGCATCTCGCTACGACTGAAGGCTGTCCAGGTCATTAACCTGGTCGAGTTCTCTGGTGGCGCAAGTTCCGAGGCTTATGGCTTCGGCCAGGAAGAGGGTTACGAGGCGGAAGATACCCCCGCTGCACAGAATGGCTTTGCTGAAGAAACGTCCGACGAGGACTTCTAAGACGCCTCTCTCAGTACATCAAGTGGGCCTAAAGTACGGCTTTAGGTCCGGCTTAGAAGAAGCGATTGCAGAAGACCTCACCTCTTGCGGGGTGGGGTTTTCTTATGAAGAGTTGGTTATTCGCTACGTAAAACCAGCAAAGCAGTCGCGATATACGCCAGATTTTGTACTTGAGAACGGCATCATCGTTGAGTCTAAGGGCAGATACCTGACTGAGGACCGTCAGAAGATGATACTTATAAAGCAGCAATACCCGCAGCTTGATATACGCTTCGTCTTCTCAAATTCAAAAACCAAGATCAGTAAGCGCAGTAAGACCACCTATGGCAACTGGGCGGACAAGTATGGGTTTCCATATGCGGACAGGCTGATCCCCAACGATTGGAAAAATGAACCCGCAGACAAAGCAAGGATGCTTGCTCTGCAGCAAATGTCAAATAGCGAAGCCTCCGGAAGAGTTCTCGTCCCACAAGACTAGGCCTAGTGGAAAACAGGCGTACTGTAAGGATTGCATGTCCGTTTATCAGAAACATGCAGGGTACGATACCCGCAAAAAGTATGCAATAAAACACCGCTATAACATTTCCACCGAACAACTCGAAAATTTAGTCGAACGAAGCGGTGGTCGCTGCGAAATATGTAGCACCACGCTTGAGTTTAATACTCAAGAACGGAACAAGTTATTTATGATCGATCATTGCCATACTTCTGGTCAAGTGCGTGGTTTACTATGCCACCCCTGCAACGCCGCCATAGGATTGTTTAAGGATTCGATCCCCAACATTGAAAATGCCGCAAGGTATTTAAAGAAGAATGGTATACAAAGCTAATACAAAGAAGCGAGAGAAGACTGACTTCATTGCTATCCACTGCAGTGCGACCGCCAACCAGAACTTTGGTGCGGCAGACATCGACAAGTGGCACCGTAAGCAGGGATGGACCTGCATTGGCTATCACTATGTGATCCGCCGTGACGGCACTGTCGAGCAGGGTCGAGATGAAGCTGTGGTCGGTGCCCATGTGGCCGACTGGAACTCAGTGTCACTTGGCATCTGCATGGTCGGGGGCGTGAGTGCTGACGATCACACCAAGGCTCAGAACAACTTCACCAAGGCACAGTTCGAGTCATTGAAGAAGCTCCTGGTGGATCTGAAGACCCGATACCCCAACGCAAAGGTTCAGGGGCACCGAGATTTCCCGAAAGTAGCTAAGGCCTGCCCATCGTTTGATGTGGCTGAGTGGCTGAAGGTTGCACAATTGGATAACTAAACCATTTTCAACTTGGAGTTTTATGAAAGTACTGGTTGCTTGTGAATACAGCGGAGCAGTCCGCGATGCGTTTATTGCCAAAGGCCATGAAGCTCTGAGTTGCGACCTTCTCCCGACAGACAGTCCCGGCCCTCATTACCAAGGTGATGTCATGGACATCATCAATGATGGATGGGACCTCATGGTCGCACACCCACCGTGTACCTACCTGTCGGTCTCTGGAATGCACTGGACAACCCGTGGCCTGCGAGACCCGCAGCTCACTGAGGATGCCCTCGACTTCGTTCGTCTGCTGCTCAATGCGCCAATCGAACGGATCGCACTGGAGAACCCAGTGAGTGTCATCTCCAGCAGGATCAGGAAGCCTGACCAGATCATCACGCCCTATATGTTTGGCCATGATGCCAGCAAGAAGACGTGCCTGTGGCTCAAGGGCCTGGCCCCTCTGAAGCCCACCGAGATGGTGGCCCCACGGATTGTCGATGGGAAGAAGCGATGGGGAAACCAGACTGACTCAGGTCAGAACAAGCTGGCTCCCTCAGCAGATCGTTGGAAGATCCGAAGTGAAACCTACAAAGGTATAGCCGAAGCAATGGCCTCCCAGTGGGGCATTTAACCGAAAGATTTATGCAAAAGGACGAAAGTACATTTCTGAGACACATTCCCTGTGAGAACTGCGGCTCGTCCGATGGCAACTCTTTGTACTCGGACAATCACCAGTTCTGCTTTGCCTGCAACACACACGTCAAGGGTGACGGTACATGCACGGACGCACCAGTTCAGACCGAAAAGAAGGAACGAGGATTGATCTCTGGGTCATACCAAGACCTGATCAAGAGAGGTATCCGCGAGGACACCTGCAGGAAATTTGGCTACCAGGTTGGAGAGTACCAAGGGCGCACTGCCCAGATTGCCCCGTACTACGATGCGAGTGGAACCCTTATTGCCCAAAAGATCCGTACCCCCAGTAAGGACTTCCCGGTACTAGGGGATACCAAGGGCCAGTCTGCGTGTCTCTTCGGATCTCAGCTCTGGAACTCAGGCAAGAAGATCATTGTCACTGAAGGTGAGATCGACTGCATGACAGTCTCTCAGGTTCAGGGCAACAAGTGGCCAGTGGTCTCTGTACCTAACGGTGCCAGTGGTGCAAAAAAATCCATTGCCAAAAATTTGGAGTACCTCAACAAGTTCGAAGAAGTCATCTTCATGTTCGACATGGATGAGCCTGGAAAGGAAGCTGCCGCCGAGTGTGTGCAGCTCTTCGAACCTGGCAAGGCCAAGATCGCCACGCTGCCCTTCAAGGATGCCAATGAGTGCCTCCAGAAGGGCCAGCCTGAGGCGATTGTTGCAGCCATGTGGAACGCCAAGGTCTACCGCCCTGATGGTATCCTGGCAGGTGAAGATCTCTGGGCTGAGGTCTCCTCCAACGAGGTGATTCCTTCGGTAGCCTATCCCTGGGAAGGACTCAACAAGATCACTCACGGTGCTCGCAAGGGTGAGCTGGTGACCATGACTGCAGGCTCAGGTGTAGGTAAGTCAGCCATAGTCCGAGAGATCGCCCACCACCTCATCAAGTCTGGTGAGACAGTGGGAATGATCATGTTAGAGGAGAACCCAAAGCGCACTGCACTGGGTCTCATGGGTATTGAACTTAACAAACCGCTCCATTTGAGCAGAGAGGGTGTAGATGAAGTTGATATTAAGAGAGCGTTTGACAGCACTGTCGGGTCTGGGAAGGTATTTCTATACAACCACTTTGGCTCCAGTGACATTGAAAATCTGGTTTCCCGTGTTCGCTTCCTTGCTCGTGGGTGTGGTTGTGGCTGGATTGTTCTCGACCATCTCAGCATCGTAGTTTCAGGCCTTGGGGATGGCGACGAGCGCAGACTCATAGACAATGCGATGACCTCCTTGCGTACCCTGGTCGAAGAGACTGGGGTAGGGATGTTCCTCGTGTCACACCTTAAGCGTCCTTCGGATGGCAAAGGGCATGAGGAGGGGGCCAAGACTTCACTGTCTCAGCTCCGTGGCTCAGCAGCTATCGGGCAACTCAGCGACATGGTCATTGGCCTTGAGCGTAACCAGCAAGGTGAGGACCCCAACGTAACAACTCTGCGTATCCTGAAGAACCGCTTTAGTGGTGAGACAGGGGAGGCCGGGTACTTACTGTATAATCGTGACACTGGTCGTCTCTCAGAGACTTCTGGTGATTTCAAAGACGAAACTAACTCGGAGTTTTAATGAAAGTTGTTCCCAAGCCAACCGTAATCGACGAGATTTACGAACGCATTGATGACGCCAAAAGGAACCACCGTGAGGTGGCCCACATCTTGGTTACGCCGGAGGAATACGCCGAAATTGTCCGTTGGTCACAAAGCCCCCCTCGATCTGCCAACCTGTCACCAAACGCCGATAAGCTTCCGACCGTCTTGCTGGAGAATTCACACCAGAATTACGCCGCTCGACGCTTCACCGCACATACGAAGTTCCTTGAGTTCCCCCTGTACGTAGTTCCGCCAGAATACATTTCCTGAGTGAAAGAAGCCATGACACAGAACGACATTATCCTTCACCACCTTTATCGCACCGGCAGCATTTCGCAGCGTGAGGCACTGATCGACTACTCGATCCAGTCCCTGACCAAACGTATCAGCGAGCTGCGGGACGAAGGGTTTCAGATCGAGACCCAGCATAAGAAGCACCCGGTGACCGGCCAGCGTTACGCTCGGTACGTGATGGGCAAATAATTTAGCTCGAAAAATTTTTAGCTAGTCGAAAGGGACAGCGTGGCAATTGTATTCGATTTGGAAACAGATGGATTGCTGGATGAAGTTACGAAGATCCATTGTTTGGCAGTGAAAGATCTGAAGACTGGTTCAGTACACACTTGGGTTGATAAGATTGAGGAGGGTTTGAAGCACCTCATGGCTTGGGCTGCTGAGGAGAGAACACTCTCAGGCCACAACGTCATCAAGTACGACATCCCTGTGATCCAGAAGCTCTACCCTTGGTTCACTGTAGACCAGTCTAAGGTCTTCGATACTCTAGTTGCCACGCGACTGATCTGGGCCAACATCAAAGACACAGACACTGCCCTCCTCAAGCAGGAGAAACTCCCCGGCAAACTCTTCGGGTCTCACTCACTGGCTGCTTGGGGCTATCGCCTGGGCAACTACAAGGGTGACTACTCGGGGGGCTGGGAGACGTTCTCTCAGGAGATGCTTGACTACTGCGTCCAAGACGTAGAGGTCACCGCATCCCTGTACCAGAAGATCATCGACAAGGACTACGCTCAGCAGTCTTTGGACCTAGAGCACCAAGTGGCTTGGCTCATGGCTAAGCAGGAACGCAACGGCTTCCACTTCGATATGAAGAAAGCCGCTGAACTCTTGGGCACCCTGGTCCAACGGAGAGGGGAGCTGGAGAGGGAACTCAAAGAGTACTTCGGCTCTTGGGAGGTACCGCTCCCCGACTTCGTGCCTGCTCGTGACAACAAGACCCTCGGGTACAAGAAGGGTGTCCCGGTCAAGAAGATCAAGACAGTGGAGTTCAACCCCTCGTCTCGTGATCACATTGCAGACAGGCTGATCACACTATACGGGTGGAAACCTGCAGACTTCACTGAGGGTGGCAAGCCCATGGTGGACGAAGTGGTGCTGGGGAAACTCAGCTACCCACCCTGCAAGCAGCTCACAGAATACCTGTTGGTCCAGAAGCGCATCTCTCAGCTTAATGAGGGAGGCCAGGCTTGGATGAAGTGCGAAAAGAAAGGCAAGATCCATGGATCGATTAACCCGAATGGAGCAGTCACTGGACGTGCTACGCATAGCTACCCAAATATTTCTCAAGTGCCTTCTTCTGGTTCTCCTTACGGGCCTGAGTGTAGGGAGCTATTCACTGTGCCTGCTGATTGGCTCTTGGTTGGGGCTGATGCTTCTGGCCTAGAGCTTAGGTGCCTGGCCCACTTCATGGCCAAGTGGGATGGAGGCAAGTACGCGGAGATCCTGTTGGGTGGAGACATCCACACGGAGAACCAGAAAGCCGCTGGCCTATTAACCCGTAACCAAGCAAAGACTTTTATTTATGCATTCCTCTACGGAGCAGGTGACGCAAAGATTGGTTCCATTACTGGTGGAGCTGCAAGTGAGGGACGGAAGCTCAAGCAAAAGTTTCTACGCTCACTGCCAGCCCTCGGACGACTTGTCGAAGCCGTTCAAGGAGCTGCTAAACGAGGCTACCTTGTTGGGCTGGACGGAAGGCACATTCACGTTCGCAGCTCACACGCTGCACTGAACACTCTCCTGCAGAGTGCTGGGGCATTGGTCTGCAAGAAGTGGCTGGTCCTCTTGGAGGAACACCTACAGGCTGCAGGCCTCAAGCATGGATGGGACGGTGACTACGCCTTCTGTGCATGGTCTCACGACGAGTGCCAGATTGCCTGCAGATCCCCAGAGATTGCCGCGGCTGTCCGCAAGATGGCTGAGGATTGCGTCCTGAAAGCAGGGGACTATTTCGGTTTCCGCTGCCCTACCGCAGGGGAGTCCAAGGTTGGAAAAACATGGGCAGACACGCACTGATATGAACCGAACCGAACTTCTTCATAAGGTTTACCGCAGTGGCCTTTCTCTCCAGTCAGGCACGGCGCGACAGTTCGACCAAGAGATTGCCGCTCTGGCTTGTCTTGGTTTGATCACAACAAAAGTAGCCCCACACCAGTACGGGCGTATATGGCGAATAACGGAGGGGGGTCTGGGACTTCTCCGTGAAGAAGGATTTCTATGAATGAAGCTATTGAACAGCAGGACGAAGCTCAAGAACTGTTAGATCACAAGGTGTATCGCCCAGAGAACTTGGTGTTCATGGGCCGGAATATCTCGGTGCAGTTTCTTGAAGAAGGCCCATGGGGATCTGATGCCTTTGGTGACTTTTATTCCAAGGAACAACGCATCCGAATTTTGGAAGGCCTGACCCCCGTCGAAGAGATGGACACCTTCCTGCACGAAGTGATCCACATGATCATGTATTACATGCGCATCATGATGGGCCAAGTAGACGAAGAGATGATCACCCACAGATTGGCCACAGGACTGTCCTCAGTTCTCGTGGAAAATCCCCACGTAGCAGAATACATTGCCGTCATTTCCACCACCAGTACTACAGAGTTAACCAAGGAGTAAGATGAATATTGCTGACATGAGTGTTGAATTTCTGGACCATATGGGTTCAGACCTGACCGTTGTGAATGCAGCCCGGGTTAGCTTTGCCAAAGAGCACGACGAGTTTGACCAAACAACTGACCGGGGACTCATCAAGTACCTGGCCAAGCATAACCACTGGTCTCCCTTCGCTCATTGCTCAGCATCCTTCCGCGTCAAGGCTCCGATCTTCGTGGCCCGCCAACTCGTGAAGCACACGGTTGGCTTTAGCTGGAACGAGGTGAGCAGGCGCTACGTCAATGATGATCCTGAGTTCTACATCCCAGAGGTGTGGCGCAAGGCAGCAGCCAATGTGAAGCAGGGGTCCAGTGATGAGGCTGCAGACATTTCACCGCAGTTTGCTGAGAGGGCTTCAGAAGATGCTCTGGCTACTTACAAAATCCTGTTGATGGAAGGTGTCTGTGCTGAGCAGGCACGGATGGTTCTCCCTCAGAACACCATGACCGAGTGGATCTGGAGTGGCACCCTCTACGCTTGGGCTAGGATGTGTTCCCTGCGACTAGACTCCCATACCCAGAAGGAAACCAGAGAGATTGCTCAATTGGTATCCGACACAATGGGTGAGTTATTTCCAACCTCTTGGGAATTTTTAATGAACATTGAACCAAAGGAAAAGACTTGCGCACTGCTCTCATCGACGCCGACATCCTAGCCTACCAAGCCGCTGCAGTAAGTGAGAAAGCTACTGACTGGGGGGAGGGGCTGTGGACCCTTCACGCCTTCGAGGAGGAAGCTGCCCTGGCCTTCGAGACTTCCCTGAACAGGGTCCTTGAGAAGGTCGAGGCAGCCAACTTCCTGCTGGCATTCTCGGACTCCATGAACTGGCGCAAGGATGTCCTGCCTACCTACAAGGGCAACCGTGCAGAGACCCGTAAGCCCATGCTTCTCAAATGGGTCAGGCAATATGCCAATAAGTACGACTGCATCAGCATCCCAACTCTTGAGGG